CCGCGCCATCCTCGCCCCGGCCGCCCCGGCGGGGGCGGCCGACGGCGACGCCGGAAAGGCCGGAGACGGCAAGTCGGCCGGAGAGGTAGACAAGAAGCCGGACGACGCCGGGAAGGCCGCGGACTCCGCTGGCGAGTTCAGGACCAGCATCGCAACCAAGGAATCTGCTCAGGAGCTCGACGCGTTCCTGGATAAGCACACTTTCGGGAGGAAGTAAATGCAGTCTACCAGCAATATCAGCCGGTTCACGAAGGTTTCGTACCGGGGCGGGGCGCCGATCAACGGCTTCCTCGTCGGACCCAAGGAGCGGAATATCACCATCGGTGGCTTCCTCTCCACCAGCAACACGCTCGAGGGGATCTTCGGACGCGTGGTCTCCGCCAACATCGCAACTCCGCACGAGTTCCTCGTCGGTAGCGCGGGGGCGAAGATCCAGGGAGTCCTAGTCTTCAACGAGGCCATCGCGCAGAACCAGCCTGCGGGCTCGGACCATCCCGTCCAGGGCACTCCGTGCACCGTCCTGAGCGAAGGCTATTTCGGCTTGACCTCGTGGGGGAAAACCGCTACGGGTGCTGCCGATCCCACGATCACCTCGAAAGTCGTCATGGTCAATGCGACCGGCGCTATCGAGTTCCTGCCGTCGGCCACCGCTGTCCCCGGAACCTGCACCCAGCTCAACGCTGAGGTCGTAGACCACGAAGGCTCCTCGGTCGTCTCGGGCAAGGTCGTCGTCATCAAGCTCAAGGGGGCTGCGTAATCATGCTTAACCTCACCATCAACTCCAAGATCGACGGGAAGCTCGAGAAGCTTTTCAACAACGTCGTCAAGGTCATCAAGACCAGGTCGCCGCTCCTCGCGCGCGAGATGGGCAACATGGACATCGTGATCGGGCCCGCGTCCGATCCGCGATACGGAAACGGATCCGGCGCCATGCAGCCCTGCTACGTAGGCGATTCCTACCTGAAGGGCGCGGAAATCGGCCGGACGGGAGCCATGGACTCCTTGTTCAAGGCCGATCCGAACAAGATCGGGTTCAAGTACCAGTTCAACCCGCGCACCGGCAAGTTCGACATGGCCATGCAGCAGCGGCCGGCCGGATACGCCGCCGACGCCGTGGATCTCATCGGCGCCCAGCTCATGGCCCCGGGCCAGATCTCCTGGTTCGCGAAGCCGTTCATGGAGCCTCTCTCGTGGTCCGTGGCTGAGGAGCTCGTCTCCGTCCAGCCCGGAACCGATCCCTGGGCGACCGTGGGCAGCCTCGCGCTCGCATCCTTCGGCGGCGGTATCGCCATGGTCGAAGAGACCGGTGCCCCGAACAACACCATGAGCCGGGACGTGAACGTCCAGACCGGTCTCATGACCAGCCAGATCATCAACCTGGCCGTGACCTACTCGATTTCCATCGAGGAGACCCAGCGTGCCCAGTCCGGAAGCTCCACCCCCTACGCCGGCCAGCTCATCACCCAGAAGCAGCGGTATGCTCGCTGGGTTCTCGAGTTCATCACCGCGGCCCTGATCTACTACGGCAACGCTTCCACCGACACCAAGGGCTTGCTCACCGTGAATAGCGTCACCGCTTTCACGGGAACCTCTCTTTCCGCTATCGCCGCCGGCGCGGGAGCCTCCAAGGGCGAACTCGCCTACGAGCAGCTCGCCACCCTGGTGAATGCCTTCCTTAACGCTAGCCAGAACAAGCTGACGAGGGTCGATATCACCATGGCTCCGCTCGCCTTCAACCTCTTCGGATCGCTGCCATACAGCCAGATCTACAGCGCCGAGTCGCCTATGGTGACCTTCGAGAAGAACTTCAACGCAGGCCTCGGCAAGAGCAAGCAGAAGGTAAAGTTCAATTTCCGGTCGGATCCGCTCATAGACACGAACTCGGTGAACCCCTTCAACTCCATCGCGCACGACTACCTCCTGCTGTCCTCTCCGGAGATCGCGACCGGCGTCGACGAGGAGACCGAGGCTCTGTTGGCTTTCTTGGCGCCGCTCATGGATTTCGTTTTCCCGGTGTCCCCGGGACCGCAGGGACAGCAGTACAAGACTCTTCGCCGCGTGGGTGGGCTCTATGCCCCCTACACCCCGGCGATCGCCGCCTACAGCGGATGGGGAGTGTAAGCCATGGCCAAGAAACCCGAGAAGACAGACAAGATCTTCCGCTCGTACCTCAACAATATCTCCCTCGCCCTGCCCACGCCGTTCGGCGACGTCGTTCTGCCGGCGAAGCACACGGCGCCCAAGAACATTGCCTTCATCGGCGCGGACGCCTACGCGTTCCTGACCGGCGAAGGAGAGCCGGGCGACAAGGTCGGCGGCTCGAGGGCGCAGTTCCAGGAGCTCCTGGCGGACGAGACGATCAAGGAGCTCGATAAGGTTCCGGATTCCTACTTCGAAGCCGCCGAGCGCCTCGCCGAAGCCGACACCAAGATCGAGGAGGCCAACAAGGCCACCGAGGACGAGAAGGCGAAGACCGCGGCGCTCGCGGCCGAGAACGAGGCGCTCAAGAAGAAGCTCATCGACGCGGGGATCAAGCTCGAATGATCTCCGCCGCGGAGTTCGCCTACAAACACAATTTCTCGAATGCGGTGCTGGATCCGGACATAACGGCCGCCATCGCAGCCGTGAATGCACAGTGGGCCGGGGCTCTCGAGTTCTGGTCCACGCTTCCGCAGGCGGCCCGCGACGCGAAGCGGCTGGTCCTCGAGAATTATCTCGTGGGCTGGCAGCTTGCGACGATGAACCCTGGATCCGTCCGCGGCATCATGGCCAACGGCGGTATGTCAATTTCGTCCAAGAGCATCTCGGGCGTGTCGATGACCTTTGATCTCGCTCAGGTCGACGACGCGCTCAAGGTGCTCAATTCCAATGTGTTCGGCGCTCAGGCTCTCCAGATGATCCTGAGCGCGCCGGAGAGGTTCAAGATCTATGGTTGACGTGAAAGTCAGCTCGACCAGCCACAAAATCCTTGAGGCTCCGAAGTCGGTGATCATTAAGGTCGGCATATTGGGCGGGCGGATGCACTTCCCCAAGGCCAGGGGAAAGAAAACCGGAGATCCGATCCCGATGGCGAAGCTCATCGCTTGGCTGGAAGCCGGGTTTTCATTTCGGATAGAAGGCGGGAAACGAGTAAAAAATGGTGGCAAGAAAGTGACGATTCCACCTCGCCCAATTCTAGTTCCAGGCATCGAGAAAGGCCTGGATGGGCTCAGGAAGGATTTCAAAAAACTAGCGGCGGCGTTAGCAGAAGGAAAATCGGGTGATACCGAGATCGCCAGGATTGGAATCCGTGCAGTTGGATCGATTCAGGAATACGTCGATGAGGACCTTCCTTCGATCGCTCCGAACGCGGAATCGACGATCAAGGTAAAAGGTACCAGCGCCGGCGCCGGTGGCAATACCCCGATGATCGACGAGGGGCAGCTCATGGGCGCGATCACCTATTCCTCGGAAAAGAAGGACTAGCCATGGGATCGGAAATATCCGGAACGGTGCACGTAGGTGCCGGCATCGCGAAGCCTTCCGCCGTCTACGGAAACCCGCTTCTCTCCTTCCCGGAACTCTGGCGGGATTTCGTATTCTTCGACGCGGACCCGAAGCTCAACGACGGGTATGGCAAACGGCAGAACGAGACTCAGGGCTGGGGAGTCATCCAGACGGCCACGAGTCGCGTAAAGGATTCGAACAACAACCTGGTCGTGACGAGCCAGTATCGGCTCTGGACGGATTCGAAGATCAAGATGGGGAGGTTTATCGATTTCGAAGGCGTCGTCTACAGGAACATGACGGACGCGGATTGGCCCACCGAGGGCGGCTACTACGAATACACCATCGACAAGCTGGTCGGCTCCTCGCCGGGAGAGAAGGCGACGCCAGTGGATGAATGGAATAAGGCGACGGGGAACCTGCAATGACGACCGACGAATTCCGGGACTTCATGGTGGAGATTTTCAAGCTTCCCGAGGAACGGATCGTCCCGCTCCAAGGGAACTGGTGGAATCCGCAGGATCTCGCGGAGAACTGGATCGGCTTCAAGCTCGAAGCGGTGAAGCCGAAGCTCAAGGCCTTTAAGCGTGAAGGCGACGAGATCGTTTCAGCGCATTGCGAGGTTCGGGGGCGGCTTCAATTCGTTGGGGCCCAGGCTGAAGCCATGGCGCAGGAATTCATCCTGTGGCCGGAACGTGCAGACGTTCTCGCCGCGCTTGAGGCTCTTGGCGTTCAAACGATCGCCGAGGGATTTGGACAATATACGACTACGGATTTTTTCCAGGATGGAGGAAATACCGTTTGGGCATACAACTCGACGTTCCGCATGATCGAGGAAATACAGGTCGCAACGGGACAAGAGAAGATCACGGCTTCGAATATGGGAGGATCGATCAATGGGTAGCAACGATTTCGAGGGCAGCTTAGCCCAACGAAAAATCAAGTACACCATCGGGGTGACGAACGAAGTCGTAGTTGGCGACCTCTTCCAGTCCGTGGTGATTTTTGTGAAGTCCTCGGAGGCAGCGGCGAACTTCGTGACGGCCCCGGGCGTAGGTAGCTTCGTTCTCGCGACGCCTTCCAGTTTCGCGAGCGTGGCGAAGGGCAGCCTGCTTCAGTGGCTTACGGATTTTTACTCGGTCAACCAGGTGACGAAGATCTATCTCGTCGAAATCGACGAGACGACTCTGGCTACCGGTCTGGCCACGGCGCTCGCGCTGTTCCGCGCCTATGGCTTTTTCAAGCTGCTCTTTTCGACGACGGAGAGCGAGCAGTTCACCTTCGCTCAGGTCATGGTGACGGACACGGCTCTCACGCAAGCCTGGATATGCACCGACGATGCCACGAACCTCGACGGGGCTTCGACGACCTCGCTGGCCTATCAGCTCAAGACCGCGAAGCACAAAGTCCACCTCGAGTACTTCGCGACCACCGCGCGGAACAGCGCCATGGTACAGCTGGGAAAGACCCTGTCCAAGATCAACGCGACGGGCTTTTCCGTTGGCGAGGCTTTGGACTATCTCGCGGTCTCCACGATCGGCGGCTCCGGTGCGGCCGGCGTGAACCTCACCGAGACCCAGATGGCAGCTCTCGAGGCTCAGTACGTCGGGTACTGGTCGACCATTGGAAACAACACCGGCATGGTCGCCATGTACGGCGGGAAGCTCATGGATGGAAGCTGGGCCGGCGCGGACTGGTTCGTCAAGTTCGTCGAGTACTGCGCCTCGGTCCACGGAGCGACCTTCTTGACCAATGGGACTCATCGGCGAAACGACGAGACCTATCAGGCGCTCCTCACGATCTTGACCGCTCAGGTTGCGCCGTTCATCCAGATCGGCATGATCTCCAATTTCAAGATCACGGCGCCCAAGTTCGCGGCGCTGCCGAAGTCGGGCGATTCGTTCATCGTTCCCGGGGCCTGGACGGCGGACTATTCCGATTCGGTCCGCTCGACGAATATCCAGGGCAACCTCAACGTTGTCCTGTAAGGAAGGAGTAGGAAATGTCTAGGCATACCGTACAGTCCGTCGGTCAATCGACCGTGATTTTTCAGCACCCGCTCATCGCAGGCGGCGCGGCTATTTCCCTCAAGGGCTTCAAGCTCGAGGAAAATTTCCTCGACTCGAATCAGCTCATCGACAATGCGAAACGCGTAGTCCTCTACAACGGAGACACCTCCGCCTTGACGAACAACGTCAGAGCCGGCGACCTGACGATCAACACCACCCGCGTCTCGGACAATATTTTGGACGGCGACATCATCCTCATCGCTCAGATGCTTCAGGCACTCGGTGACAACATCGGCGGCATCATCCGCATCACGATCCCGATGGACGGGAAGGTGCTGGCGATCACGTACATGAGCGTCCTCGTCAAGTCCGTCCCGTCGATCAAGCTGGCCGGAAACGACGTCGTCACGTATCCCGTGGTCTTAAGCTACGGCGATTTCTCGAATTCCTAGAGGTGTCCATGGAATACAACGACGAGTACGCTGGTGGCCTTTTTTCGGAAACGCAGGACGAGAACTACCAGAAAGCTGAAAAGGACAAGTACAGCATCGAGGTTGACGAAGGCTTTGCACTTCCTCCCCTCATGCTGTGTTTCCGATTCACTGGACATCCTTCGAACCCGAGGCTCCAGGAGGAAGTCGCCAAGGCTTGCATCGCCGGAAGGAAGGTGACCATCAAGAAGAATGGGCAGGCCGTGGGTGCATTCTGCTGCAATGGCCTGAGCGATTCCCTCGACGCGTTCCCGCCGTTAAGAGAAAACCCTCTGGCGTTTACGCAGCTCATGAATAGCGCCCATGCGTTCGTGCTAAGAAAATTTCAGCCGTCGACAAAAAATACTCAGACGGTAGAGTCGGCGGCGAACGAGATCATGAAATAGATCGAAGGGTCGAGCGCCTCGGTGGCGGCTTGATCATGAATCTATACATCTACCGTCGCGAGTACAAAATGGACCCTGTGGATCTTGAGGATTTCTACGCCGGTATCGAGGCGTTGAAGGTGATCTGGAAAGCGGAGACGAAACACTGATGCCGAGCGTTGCGGACTACTTTGCAAGCCTCATTCTCAAATCGGACAAGAGAACGTTCGATATGGGAAACAAGGACCTCGAACGCACCGAGAAAAATATTCGCAAGATGGGGGAGGGCGCGCGCCAGAACTCTCCCCGGTTCGATCAATTCACCAAGGGCATGAAAAACTTTTCCGCGGGCGTATCGAAGGGGCAAGCAGCTACGCATAGTTTGACCGGCGCCATGGGATCCCTCGAGATCGGCACTATGGGGTTTATCGGCGTAGCAGGGCTCGCCATCGGGGCATTCGCGGCGGTTGAGGGAGGAGCCATGGCCCTGGCCGCCGCGACCGGCAAGTCGAGCCAGAACCTCATAGGACAGGCGGCATCGACCGGCCTCGGCGTCGAGGCGCTCATGAAGTGGCATCGGGCCGCGCAGATGATCGGCATGGACTCGGGCGCCATGGATTCGACCTTCTCGTCGATGCGCATGCAAGCCGCTCAGTTCAAGACATGGGGCGACCTGAACGCCGATCAGCTCAAGAATCTTTCCATGCTCGGCGAGCAGCAGGGCGGCGGGAAGGGCTTCGTTGATAAATGGCTCGGGATGAATCCCGAGCAGAAGGTCCGTGCGGTTTTCCAGGTCGCCCAGGGCATGAAGGACGTCGACAAGGCCGCGCTTCTCGTGAACCAGACGCTCGGAGGATCGGGCGAAACGCTTTTCTGGTCACTCGCCGGCCGAGGGAAGGGCCTCGAGAGCCTGCTGAGCGATGCGTCTTCGATAGGCCTGCTCAACTCCAAAGATATCAAAACGAGCGCAGCATTTGGAGATGACCTATCCACCGTAAAGACAATCATTAAAGAGTTCAAGGATCTTCTTGGAGCTGATTTTGCCAAACAGTTTGCGGCTCCGTTGAAAAACTTCATTGATTGGTACGCAAACAACAAAGAAGAGATTAGGCAACTCGCTGACAATATTGCAACGGCACTAAAGGTTCCCTTTGAAGCCGCAGGCGCTGCCGGGGCTTGGGTAAGCAAAACCATGAGCGGCAATCAAAAGGAAGCTGCTAATTCCTCAAAATGGTATCTCAATAAGGACAAAACTGCGCTTGTGAATGATTATTCTGACGTAACTTTCCAGCGATCAAAATATGGAGACCTTGAATCGCTTAGTGCTGCCTTAAATAAAAAAGGGAACGTTCTCGAGGCGCTTCCGAATAAAAACGCTTTCGGGTTCAAGTATTCCCAAGAAGATTTGACAGCAATGGGATCGACCATATTTAACATTGATGGGTTGTCAGTCGTGGTTTCTGAATCTGAAAAAGCTGTCTGGGAAAACATTGCGTCAAGAGCAAGGTCTGCATCAACAAATCGGATCGGTGTGACGAAATGAACGCCACTCAATTCGCCGCGGACGTCACCAGCCTCACCTATAAGGTCATTACGCTTTCCTCCGTCGGGATAGCGATGGCGAAGCGGTACCTTCGATACCCGAGCATCGCCGGCGTAACGATCGAAGCGGCGACGTATAGGGAGATCCTTACCGCTGACGTTTCCACGAACCTGGTCATGGCCATTCCGGAGGGGAAGAACTACACGAGCGACAACATCGCTCCGAAGCCGCGGACTTGGCAGATCACCGGCTTCATCGCTCCGATAAATGAACCCTCCTGTTTGTCTCCCGTCATTATGCCATCCCTCAGGGCCCAGAAGGAAATGATCAAGAAGGCGTTCAACTCACGCGCCCTCGTGCGATTCATAACAGAAGACCATGAAGAAACGCTAATGGTATCTATCCCCTCTTGTACTTTCGATCGGCAAGGTGACGTCATGAACAAAATCATGATAAACCTGACGATCCAAGAGCTCAACAAACTCACCGTCGAACTCGTTTCTTCTTCGGCACTCCCTCCCGGTATCGCGAAGATGGGATCGAGCGTAGCCGTCCCGAGGCTTCAATGAAATACGAAGTCTCTTTTCCGAACTACACCACCCAAAAGGACTTCTCTTTCAACAGTACCATCAAAGGCGGATCGTTTGAATTCCATCTTAGGTACTTTTCATCGCGCTGGCATGCATGGGCAACACTTCCGTCGGGAGAGGTTCGATCGTTCGGTATCTTCCCCAACGTCGAGTCGTGGAAAGGCTGCGACGATTTCGGGATCGCCGTGGAGACGAGTAGGGCGGCTGTCGGGTATGCCGATCTCGCGGACTGCCTCATCGTGGTCGAGGTGAAATCGTGACGCTCTTCGACAAGATCGCGGATATCACCCTTTTCCCCGAAAGCGGGCCCGCCGAGTACATCAAGACGCCGGCGACCGGGCAGAAGCCCTATATCGATATCTCCGGTCATTCGTTACCAGGCAATGGGATCCAGGATCTCGAGATCCGGATCAAGAATCTCTACCTCGGCCGCGACCTTTGCGACTATCGGCGCGTCGTGTTGAAGGCGGGATATGTCGAAGGACCTCAAGCAACCTTTGACGGTTCAATCCTCACGGCGTATCAGGAATCGCCAGGCCCCGAGAGCACGATCTACCTTCAGATGAAACTCGGGAACATGGTCGACTGGCTCAACAACACCGTGACGGCCAACTATAAGGCGTTCACGCTTCTCTCTTCGATCCTCTCTGACGTCTGCAAAGCCGTCGGCTGCAAGCTCAATGCCTGCTTCCCGGCGAGCATGATGTCGAAAGCTCCGATCCATGTAAACTGCATGGTGAAAAATGCCCTCGAGGAAATCTGCATCGCATACCAGCTCCTCTGGCGAAGCGATGGTGATACGGTCAGCATTTTTCCGAAAACAGGATATACGAACAAGATCTATGTCATCGACTACGTTTCGGCTCCTCCGCAGAAAGCTGGAAACGGGTGGATCTTCTCCGCGCCCTGGTACCCGGCGCTTCGGTTCGGCGACGTGGTCAAAATGAATCCGAAATACTTTCAGGCCACCTACGGAAACGCGCAGATCTCCAATTCGGTCATGCAGAAAGTCACTTCTCTGGATTTCAAGTTTTCTACGGTCGGCCCCGACAACTCGATGAACGTTCGGACCATCTCGACGACGGAGGTGAAAGCGTAATGAACGCCGATACTCTCCTTCAACTTACCGAGCGCGAGTACTTCAACTTCCTCATCAATTCGCGATTTTTTATCGATTACGGCGTGGTCACGAAGGTGACGGGCAATTCAATGGTCGATGTCGTTCACGCGGCAATCGAAGTACTCCTTGACGATACTCCGTTGCCCGAGACAAAAACCCCTGACGTCGAAGTCCTCTGGCCGGCATCGGCCGGATTCTCGATGCAGAACGAAATCGCGGTAGGCGACCAGGTCCTTCTCATTGGCCTGAAGAGCTACGTCTCGGCCGTCGCCGAGGTCGACGGCGCGAAGGTCCCGAAATCCTTCGACCACTACAACCGGGCGACTCTCAAGGCAATCCCTCTCTGTTCCTTCAACGCTGACGCAGGATGCGTGGTGAAATCGACCGCCAGCAAGACGACCGTCGACGCCAACGCGTTGGAAATCAACGGTGATACGAAATCATTCGTAACCTATGAAGCGCTCAATTCAGCGCTCCAAGGGCTCGTTATGGTGCTTGCGTCTCATACCCACAACTGCACCGCTCCCGGAAGTCCCTCGGGACCGCCGTTGGCGGCGCTTTCACTCGATATATCGGCCGCGAAGACGACCACGATCAAGACGGGGGGCTGAGATGGATGCACTGCTTGAAGGATCACAGCAACGAACGGCTTCAGCCTACCAGACGTGGGATTTCGCCACCAAGGGCGACATCGTCCCGATCATCACAGGGGACAATGCCGACGCGCAGGGCGCTGCGGTGACAGCCTATACGCAACGAGGAACGATCCCGCAGCTGCCGGAAGAAGGTATCCCATGGGTCGAGTCCTTGACCGGCTTGGCTACCTTCGGCGAGGTCGATAATACGATCCGGCAAAACCTGATCGCAAATGGTCATGACGATTTTCAGGTCGACTACAGCCTCGTGAATGAAGGGATAACGGCGAAGGTGTCGAAGAAAAAGGCGGTAAGTCAATGAGCTTCTCGATCAACGGGGCTACCTGGGAACCGAAGACCGCGCGCGAATATGCGTTGGAAATGCTCGCTTCCATCAACGAAGGTCGGCAGGCGAGGGGAGAGGAGATCCTTTCAGCTTCGCCCGATAATGCTCTATGGCTCGTTCTTCTTGCGGCCGGCACGATCAAGGCAGAAAAGGATCAGGAACTCTTGATCGCCATTTCGAACGGGCTCAATCCGTCCCTTTGCGATGATGCTCAAATTCTCAATCTTCTTCCAATTGCAGGGACCTCCCGGATCCCCGCTTCGTATACCATTGCGACGCTGACCGTCGTCGCTGCCTCATCCGGTTCGGTAAGCCTTATCGGTGGAACCTCGAAGCTGAAATACACGTACTCCGGAACGGATATGTATTTCATCGTCAATTCGAACATCACCATCTCAGCCGGTACCTCGGCTTCCGTCGCGGTAATATGCGATACGGCTGGAGCTATCGAATTGCCTTCTGGTTCGCTCACGTCCTTCGAGACTCCGGTAACGAATCTCGCGAGCGTAACCAACGCGGCGGGAATTATCGGGAGGAATCAGGAAACCATTTCCGAGGTGAGAGCACGTATCATCGCGGGGAATACAATCGACGAAGGCCTCGATGGAACGATGCGGGCTATCAAAACGCTTTCAGGAATAACCGAATGCAAGATCTGGTTCAACCTTTCTCGGAGCGCAAGCATAACCTTGACCGGCGGCCAGGTCGTTCCCGCCCGAACGGCTTACATCGTCGTCGCTGGTGCTTCCTCGCTGATTGCCAAGACATTCCTCGATCGAATGCTCGTCGCTACAGTCGGCGCGAGCTCTCAGGTATGGAAGACGGCCGCCAATCAGGAAATAACGGTACATTACGATATCGCCGTGAATCAGAATGCGTATGTTCGCATCCTCTACGACAATACTGAGATCTACGATCCGGGAATCGGTGAGATGGTAAAAAATATTATCATTGCAAATCAAGGGAAAATGAAAATAGGCGAAACCCTCACATCGCAAGAGGTGTGCGCTTGGTTTCAGGATTTTCCTTATGGAACGATCGTGTCGGCTGAAGTGTCGTTGAACGGAACTGCATGGGAAGACATCGTTCATTTCAACGCAAACGCCGTTCCGTTGTTCGCGAATGCAAGAATCACGGTGGCGGCTCATGCCTAATGAATACCTGTGGAGCCAGTTGAGCGGTCCCCTCGCACAATCACTCATCGATTCAATTGAAGTATGCGAAAGCGACATCGATTCAATTTTTGAGTACTTCTATGGATTATCAATCGATACAGCGGAAGAAAACGAATTGGTTTTCATCGGCCTCATCATTGGAGTGCCTTGGCCTACAGCTCCGGCTGGAACCTTCGATGATAGCGTTCTGATTTTTGGAGAATCTGGATCGCTCGGAACTGTGATCGATCCTAATCAAGGCCTCGGTGATATTGAGGCAGGGCGTGGTGGTTTATGGCGAGGTACTTCAGATGTCTCAACCCAGAAGATGCCAATAGGGAAATATAGACTTCTCTTGAAAGCAATCGCGAGATTGAAATGGGGTCGGCTTTCCTTCGCGACTATGGACGAAGTAATCGCAGTTTTTTCTTATAACTACGTTTACTTGTGGGATCTTTCGACGCCGACAGATATCCATATCAGTGTTAGCGCTGCGGACATAAGCGCAGGGGATCTTTTTATTTTGCAAAAAATATTTGATCGGTTTTCGATCGATCCTTATATCGAGATTTCAAGGGGGACCCTGTGAAAGACAATCCTATATTCGAAGATGTTCCCGAGTTCGCTCCGAGTGGAGCAAAGCTCAGGCCGTCGACTGCAAAATATTCAGGCGGGTACGTTAGTAAGGAGCTATTTCCTTTCGACCACGCGAACTGGCTTTTCAACGGCATCACGAAAAACGGAGTCACCGAACAGGACTATATTGGTTCGATCCAGGCCGAGCTGAAAAGCATTCTCACAGCTCATGGAGTAACTCCAAATCCTGAGCTCACAAATCAACTCGCTGGCGTCTTTTCACGGTACGTTTTCGGAGACAATGCTCGAGCTACAGTATCGATTACCGATGCGAACGCGCCGGTAAAATCCGGTTTCTATTCCTTGGCTACGCCGTATACAAACGGACCCACGGCCGCCGCTTACTACATTATCCACCTTCAGCAATCGGGAAGCGATAACTTCGCCATGCAGATCGCTTCGCTCTCCACAGGAAATAACTCTTGGGTGCGAACGAAAAATAACGGGACGTGGTCGTCGTGGGCAAAGCTTTGGAATTCAGACAATGATGGAATAGGTTCTGGACTTGATGCTGGTTTGCTTGCGGGAATAGATCCAGTAAATGGATCGCTCGGAATATCAACTGGCTACTGGTCATTCTCTTATCCTGATCCATTTGTACCACCAAAAGGCTTATATATGATAACTCCTAGTGGTCCCAACATATCACTAGAAATATGGGCCGCAGGTACAGAATGGCATATGTCTTCCACTTCTCTGGGAGCGGGGCTCTTTCTATTTGATGGAACGAACTACAGGTTTAGGGTGCTCACTAGTGTCAGCACTTCCGTCGCTTATAGAAAACTCGCATAGAGGGAATAACATGACACCCACCTACGCAATCTGTATAAGCGCCCCGCTCTGCATCATCGCCTTCTTTGTCGGCCTCATCCAACTAAAGCGGACGCGCGGGAGACTTGATCCAATTAAGGGAACGCTTCCCGGCGGTGGTTCAATCGTGATCGGTGCGAGCGACCAGGGCCCGGATATCGACTCGATGGCGCAACGTATCGCCGAAGCGCTCAAGGGAGAACTGCATCAATGTACCCAGGTCGAAGCACTTCGGGGGATGGCCTCGCGCCTAGACTCGACGGCCGCACTGACGCAATCACTCGGCGAGGACGCAGTCGCCTCGGGGAAAAATGGAAAGATCAAGAAAGGGCTCGAGGGCATGTTGGAGACGGCCGGACGGCTCGACGCGATCAAGAATGAAAAGCTGTTCGCGGCCGGCGCCGCTGGAGGTGCATGATGTTTTTCCAGACGAGTCCCCTTTTCCCGGAAGGGGTGCAGAAAGAGGGCTGCGATTGGTTTTCTGTTCTCGGCATGTGCGAGCGAACGGCGAAGGTGCTTTTCACGGAACAACAAATCATCGACCTGTACTATCAATTCAAGTCCAAGCGCTTCACGAACTGGAAAGGGGAGTGCCGCTTCTACCTCGAAGGAAACGCCGACGTACAGAACCCGGATGGAATCTGCGACGATGCTCTCGCAGTCCTCGGCGACACGAAGCACAAGATTCGACAGGTCGGGCAGAAAGATAAGAATGGGAACGTGACCTACTGGGACAATATTTACAGGGCTGGCCCCAAGTACATGGTCATTGACTTTCTCATTCTTCACTACAAGACCGGCAAAGGCGGTCCACATTACATGCTCGCTGACGCCGCTGGAAATATTCTCTTTGATTCGTATGACAAGCCCTATGAGAGGGCGGAGTACATCGAGGCATTCGTTTACAACGTGCAACCGCACGAAGAGGAATAGTACATGGCAAATTTCCATGGACAGACAGTCGACTTCGTCGGATTCATAAGCGACTCTCTCGAGAGTCCCATGGTGATCGAGGGCGACTCGAGCAAGGTCGTAGTCGGGTCGACGGAATGCCTGACGCTCGGACCGAAGTGCCTCAAGCTTTCAATGATTGACAATACTTCGGTACTGATGATTACAGACAACGAGCTTTTATTAAACAAAAAAAATCAATTTACCGTCGGCATCGCCTATCATTCATTGACATTGGCAACGCCGTCGGACTGGGGCGAGCACGACTTCAGAGCCCTCGTCGTCTTGATGGTCGGGTTTACAACTCCGGTTGACATTGACGGCGGTTTACTCGATGGACTAAGTCAGTCATGTCTCTTGGACTCCGGGAATGCGCGAATGTTCCAATACTTGAAGGACAGCGTTCCGGAAGTCGAAAGGAGTATGCCTTTCGAAAACGGACATGACTATTGGATCAATCTTAACTATCGGCGCAACTACCCGACGGCTGGGACTGGTACTTTCCGGCTTCGCGTGACGAGGCGCTGGACGGGGGAACTGATCGGCGAGAAGACATGGACAATCGCCGACGCCGGAACCCGGTATTTATCGATCGGATTGAACGCATATAGGTCAAACGATATAACTTATCCGCAAAGCCTTTTCTTCTCCGACCTCGTCGCTGATTACACTAACGCGCAGTACCCATTGCTCGATTATACGCCAAGTTTCTCCGTTTCTTTCGATTCGCAAGGAGGAAGCGCGGTCGCTTCGCAGACCATCGAGGCCGGCGGACTCGTCTCGCAGCCTTCCGCCCCTACGCGCTCCGGATACTCTTTCGGTGGATGGTATCGCGAAGCAGGGTGCACAACGCCGTGGACGTTTGCCAGCGATACGGTTACTGCTGCGCGAACGCTGTACGCCAAGTGGTCCGTCTCGACTCATCGGGTCACATTCGACTCTCAAGGCGGAAGTCCGGCAGCTTACCAAGACATCGACATCGGGGCGATGGTCGGCACTATTCCGGTTCCCTATCGCGCCGGGTACGTCTTTTTAGGATGGTTCACCCAGGCGGCAGGTGCCGGCGTGCGCGTGCTCGCGACCACCGTGCCGACGGCCGACATGACCGCCTACGCCTCATGGATCGTTGCAACCGCACCGGTCGGCGAGTGCAGCATGGCGGCTGACTCCGACGCGGCCGATCCGGTCAACGAAGGCTCTACCAAGACCATCGAGATTGCTTTCCGCGACGAAATCGGCACCGCCATGGCCCCGGACACGATCGCTTGGTCTCTCTACGACCAGACCGATGCGATCGTTCACAGCCGCCAGAACGTACCCGCCACGCCCGGGAAGACGGTGCGCATCGTACTCTCGGGCGCCGATCATGATTCCGCAACAGACCGGGAGCGCCGGAAGCTAGTTGTCAAAGCAACGTATACGAGCACAGACGGAGCCGCGCTGCCCCTGATCGCTGAATTCGAATATTCCGTGACCCAGGTCACGGGTTTATAAGACAAGGAGGTCAACTTTGAAAATGGTAAAAGTTCTTCAGCTCGCCGTGGTGGCGATGTTCGTCCTGGTGGTCGCCGTGGGAATGATGGTCCTGGCGCTCGCGCCGGAACGCATGGAAGCCTTCATCCGCCTGATCTCGTCGCTCTTCCCGATTTTCCTAACTCTGGTCGTCCCGGCCCTCATTGGTTCGCCGTTGACGGACATCATGCGAGCCAAGGCCGGAGCGATTACGGCGGCGGCAAGCGCTACGCCGGCGCCCGCGGCGCCTGCCCCGGATCCCGCGCCGGCGGCGCAGAAAACGGCCCAAGGATGAGCCCCGGGCTGAAAAAGGTCGTCAGCTATACCCTCGTACTCGCCGTGGGCATAGCGTTGGGCCTCGTCTTGCTCGCGGTGTTTCTTCCGGCCGCCCGGACGGCGATCCTGGAAGGGCTTGCCGGAGCGGGCGGGGGAGGGGCAATCATCGCCGGGATTTTCAAGATCCTATCCGCGGGCAAGGAGGCCCGAACCGATGAACCGAAAACGAAAGCTGATATTTTGGCTGATGATCCTCAGCATAGCCTTGACCGCCTGTCAGACGACGCCCGCGCCTACCTCGACGCCAAAATCGACTCCGACGCTCGCGCCCGTGCCGACGCCATACTCAAGCGCCACGGAGGATGACGGACCGCTCTCGAGCTCTGAGTTGACGGAAGAGCTCAAGGCGGCGGAGAAGGCCGGCGCCGCCCTGGGGGCGCAGCAGATGGAGGCCGAGCTTCGGCCGAGGATCGAGGCCTGGAAGGACGCCTGCAAGTGGATCGCCGCCGGCGGGATCGCCGCAGGCTGCTCGGCGGCCGTCTTCGCCTTCATTGAGGGCTTCAAGATCGGTGCAACGGCAAAATAGGGGAGGGGCTACCCTTCGGTTTCCTTCCGGATCTCCGCGGGAGTCGCTTCTTTGGTGAGGATCCGGAGGAGGGCCCAGGCGGACCAAGGCATTCGTCGCCGGTTGTCCGCGTCCTTCGATGCCGTCCACTTTCTGACGGTTCGAGCCTCGACGCCAAGCAGGGCCGCGGCGGCGGATCCGGTCAGATCATGAGAACGAAGGAAATCCCGCAGCTCCTCGGGCTTGGGGATATCATACATAGGTAGCCTCAGCTACGGCTTCGATGATCGTGACCTGTTCTCGGATTTCCTCTCCGCTTGTGTCATAGAGCCCGAGCTGAGCTGAGAACTCGAGATAATGGAATCCGGCCGCGAGGATCTTTTCCCTCACGGCCTTTTTTTTAGCCTCGACGGCTTCGGCTGGGAAGCGTACCCCGTGATCGCTTGACCGAATAATGAAACGCATATTCCTCCTCGTTCTACGCGCGCGCCGGAAGGGGGCCCCTCGCGGGGCCCCGGGCGGGTTACACGAACCGGACTTCCTTGTCGATCGTGATCATTACCGACTCTTGCGAGAGCTCGGTCTTGATCCGCTCAGCCAGGGCCAAGATCAGGGCCTCGTCCGGCTCGTTGGCGAAGGCTTCGATCTGATAGATCGTCTCTTCGATGAGCTCGCCGGAATCGGCTTTGTAGCCGCCCGTACCGACCGTCTCGGTGTAGCCGCCGAAGGCATTGGCCAGAGTGGCCTTGACTTCGGACCGGATGGCATCGACCTTGGCGGCCGGAGCGATCCGGTTGTAGATGGTCGTCGGAACGGTGATCGCGTAGAACATAAACATCTCCATTCGGAGGGATTAGCCATGCCATACGGCCGGCCGTTCAGCTCGCAACTGATAAAGAGAGTATAGGCCCATTGGGCCTAAATGTCAAGAGGTATTTCGATGGAATCGAGAAGATCCTCCATCGCTCGGATCGCCCCGGGGCCGCGCAGGTCGATTAGGACCAGGCCGGAGAGGCCGAGGGAGCCCACCTTGTCCGCGAGGACCGCCGCGGGTATCATGTAGACCATGCCCTGGATTCGGCGCGGATCGGCGGCGCGCTTCAGGCGTTCGGTGCCTGGGACAATCAAATCCGATCGGATTCAAAACGATCATGAACCGACAAGCATGATGACGCATGCGAAACTGAAATGCGTTACAGTGAAACAAAATATAAATCACCCTTAAGCGAAGATAGCTTTCGCGATAGCAATTGCCGCTAATTCATACGCCGGGAAGATTTTTTAATTCTTCCCGGCGTATTTATTTACATGACAGCCTAAAAAAACGGATCCAATATCGGATTCAAAACCCTTGACCGGACCGGTTTCTCGGTCCAAAATCCTGATCATGCCACGCCCGCGGAAGACGATTCGAGCCCGAATCCGCCCCTCTGGCCTCTATCAGGTCTCCTTCCCGGAGGACCCTGGACACTGGCATTCGTCTGGACAGGACAACGAGCATGATGCCCTCGCCTGGGCACGCCGGAAGCGTGGCGAGATCCTGGCGCCTACGCCCATCCTGTTCAAGGACGCGGCCCGAGGCTTCTTCGATGATGATGGATCCTGGGCACGGCGCCAGGCCGGCCGCGGCCGAACGTTCTCGATCGAATACCTTCCGCAGATGCGCGGGCGCTTGAAGAATTACCTGGTCAAGGAATGGGGCGAAACTCCGATCCGACAGATCACCCGCCGGGCCTTCGACGACTGGGTGATAGCTATTCCCAAGATCAAGAATTCCACCAAGAACAAGATCGTCGACGCCGCCCTTATCATGTTCCGAGAGTGGACCGACCTGGGCCTTCTCCCTGCCTCGCCGCTTGATGGCCTAACCCACCTTACTCCGTCAGATTTTGAGGCCCGGACGATCTTCACCCAGGACGAACTCAAGACCATGTTTCCGACCGACCGTTCCGAACTCGAGCGGATCTGGGTGGATCAGGGAAAGGCCCACCGTGAGCACAGCCAGCTCTGGATCTCCTTCTTCATCGCTCTGAAGGATACCGGAGCCCGCCCGGCCGAGCTGCTTGCCCTGAGTTGGGGAGACTGGCGTCCGGAGGAGTGCGGCTTCCCGATCCACAAGGCCGCCGAGAACAGGACCGGCCGGATCAAGCCCAGCACGAAAACCGGGAGCCGGAAGCCGGCCTTCCTCTCGGCTCGTGGCGTCCAGGAGCTGATGCTCTGGGGCGCGGTATCGGAGCACGCGGAGCCGAAGGATTTGATCTGGAGCTTCGACGGACGCCTACCAGTGCACACCGAATCTGCCGCGAAACATTTCCGATCTGTCTGCAAGCGCGCGACCATCAATCGCGGGAAGCGCACTCCCTACTGTTTGCGGCATACGTTTGCGACGGCAGCTATCGAAGCGATGCCACTGCCGGCTGTTCAAGCTCTCCTCGGGCACTCTGCGAAGTCGATGACGGCTCTCACTTCATATTTCCATCCGACCGACGCGATGATTATGAAGATGGGAGAAGGTATGAGGGAAATGCTTGAGAAAAGAGTGTGGGGAAAAACCGAACATAAATCAAAAAAGGAGGACAAATAGATTTCTTAAGAAAATAAAATATTTGCTACGAAGCTTGTCGTATAAAAGTAGTTAGGCGCAATACTTGATAATTTTTAAAAGGAGAAGCCATGCGTAAACGATATGAAAAAATGTTCTCGAAGGAGTATAAATCATTTTTCAAAAACTATAGAATAAGGAAACATAAAAAATATTCTTTAAAGGACTACTTTCGAGATAATCATATTTGCTTTCAATTATGGGGCAAAATGAGTTCATGCGATGGTGTTCGCAGTTATGGGTGGGGTCACAAAAAAAACGATCTACTAGTTTGTACTGACGATAATTTCTCTAGAAAAGAAGTTAAAGCTCTTAAAAGATTTGCGTTTTCTATAAAAAAAGAACTTTTTATATGTTTTTCATGGACTCCAAAAGGTATACCAGAAGTAGTACTTACATTTATAATTGAAAAATTAACTGAGTTAATTATACAGAAAATGTTTGACTACTTAAAACAAGATTTCAATGAAATATGTGTTGTTAATGAAGAATCAAAACTTAATATTGATTTTATAAAAAAAGATAATCAAATTATCCGATTTGAAATAGATTCATTTAAAGAACATGATATCGAATTATTTAAACAGATAATAAATCAAAAACACTCTTCACAAAAGTTAAAAATATACAATGATAAAGGTATTTATGAAAAAGAACATTCTGTAGGATTACTTGTTAATATCGGATTATAATTACTCTTAATCAAGTACTGCGCCTAACACCCGGTACAAGCTTCGTCGCTCACATGTTCGCTCCTCGGTCCAGATTTTTTTCGAGTACAAAAAAATCTGGACACATTCTGCGCATTTTCTCAAAAATGCTTCGCATAACATTTTTACAGGCCTTCGGCCGCAGAACGTCGTGTGCCGGAAACGTTGTACGACATTTAAATCTGGACAATTAAGAATGCACCACCTCTTGTGGCGCATTTTGTCTATCACTTTTCTTTTTTTGGGTACGTGATTCTTTATATGAAAAATAAATATCTATTTTTTGATTTCACACAATTAATGCAGTATAATATTTTCATGAAACATTCCTTAATCAAATCTATCATTTGTTTTATTTTATTTTCTGTAATACTTAGTAGCTGCTCAATATTTTATTCCCATACAATTTCCAATGTATCGGGTTGGGATGTTACAGTTATTGTAGATGGTGTAGAAGCATTTATTCCATCACAAAATGAAGCTTCATTTGAAAATAAAAACGGAATAACTTTTTCATTTACAGCATCAAGCATTTATGCAAAAATACGACTAGAGGAATGCAATGGTGATTACTGCTTTTTCGATGACATAGATGGTATATATTCTGGTACTCATGAAGACGCTGTTCATGTTTCATCCTTCACAGTAACAAGTTCTTCAAATACCGGTGGTTCATATAATCCAACTGGGGCATCAGTTCAATGTAGAGCGTATACCCAAGAAGGTACTCGCTGTAAACGGAAAACAACAAATAAAAATGGATATTGCTGGCAACATCAACCTTAATTTCCTCAAGACTAAAAGCGATTTATTCATTCAATCTCAATTAAGTTGTATTTTAGTATTATTTCTATGTACTAGTCATAATATTTTTTAGTAAACATGGGCTCCGCGCGCCATCCATGGCTTGCGGCTTCGACGCAGAAAAAACGTCGTACAAGACCCGGTACAGTTCTTCGTCGCTCGTCTTCGGCTCGCTCCTCAGCCCTCATCAAAACGCCCTTATCCGCGCCCATAGTATTCGAGAAGTGATGATTCCACTATGCGAGAACATGGATAAGGCGAGAGAGTAATAAATGATCTCCCTTCGTTCTTCTCTACTTGCTTTCTTCTGTTGAGAATTGAATGCAAACAATGAATCGAACGAACTTATCCGTAGGTAAAGCTGTCGGGGTGTAATCTTTACCAGCATAACCGGCACTAGCAGCAGCGATCAAACTAAGTGCCGTAACCGCTCCAGCAGATTTGCTTTTTGTAGTTAGTGAATCTGCATCAGCAGTAACTACTGTCCATGAAGCGAAAGATCTATTCGCCGCATAAATATTGAAATACTCGGACATTCTCTGCCCGGCCATCGTTGAATTAAATTCCTTATTGGGGAAAACAAATTCAAAGGTTGTAGTTCCATCTCCATTTTGAATGATACGGTTAGGCGTAGCTTTCGTGTAAATCGATGAAACAGTGTATTCGGGCTCAGTAGCGCAGCTTATGAGGATGAGAAGGAGACCGATTCCTAAAAGTAATTTCCTCATGTTTTATCCTCCATTACTAGTATAGGTTAAAAAAACGTATAGTAAAATGTTTACTATTGTTTACCTCCCATAAAGGAATATGGAAAAGGCGAGGGAGTAGGGCTATTGTACTTGTTGCATCCCTTTGAATTTACTTTCGTTAGTTTCAGCTAGTACTTTATTTATTGCGTCAAAATAGACTCTCGCATTTTTCTTATCCATTGTTTTCATAAATGGCCCATATCCATTGTATGTAATATAGAAATACCCTGAAAATGCTCCTTCGTTTTGCAAAAATCCAACTAAGGTCCCGCTCGCCTTTAGCATAGAAAGAGAACCTAATAATGAAATCCCCGCTTGAATATTTCCAGAAACATAATCTTGTACTAGGAAAACATTATCGTCGAGGATTATTACATGTTGGTATACCTCTCCGATATCATAAAACCCACGAAACTGTTCAAATGGATCAATGGATGGAGAAGGTGATTCTTGAGAAAAGCAAATCGAAGAAAAAAGAATGAAAAAGAGGATGAAGCTTTTCTTCATATTACTCTCCATAAACTATATTGCTATTATAGTTTTTCTTCGTTCAGAAAACGCGATTATTTTACAGGCCATTTTTCTTCTTTCGCCCCGGTCACGATTGGCCGGAAGATAATTTTCTATATCAATTATATTGCTATCTGATGGGGCGGACTTTCCAGCGGTTTTTTATCTTCATCGGCCATCCATATTTTTATTGTATCGATCATCTTCTTCCGTCTCGAAGGCTCCATTTGTTGGAACAATTCGCATACTAGCAATACATCCTCTCCCACTCCTGGAGGAGGTTCAACTCTCTGCCCTTGTTTTTTTGCCCATTCGAGAAGAAAGTGTTTACCTTTTTCTTTATCGCAAATCACTTCAACTGGATCGCCAAGGGCATACGCGATCGTTGTTGCATCATGAGAATTTATTATTGACTGCCTATTCTCATTGAACCAAGCATACACCTTCGATCGAGGTAGTTTGGTCTGTTGAATAAGATCTGCCGTCGTCCAGCCCTTTTGTTTTAGCCGAGAAACGACTCCCCCTAAAAAATCCATATCAACAATATCGACAAAAGCAGACAAAAAGTCTTGACAGATATACAAACGCATACCATAATCCATAAAAGTCTACAAATGCAGACTTCGGAGGTTTTTGATGCCAAAGTACGTCAGGGTAGGGAAATATACGGCGCAAGAACACGGCACCGGTATTGTTTGTACCCTTCCGAAGGATTACGTCGACGACTTAAAAATATCCAAAAAGGACAAGTTGATCCTCTACAGAGACGGCGAAGATGGCCTGTTAATTCGTCCAGCAAAAAAGGGAAAGGTAGCATGACCGACCCCAAATACCTCCCCAAGCGGTTGAAAGCTCTCTACGTCTCGACTCGCGGCCGGCTTTACCGCGTCGAATCCAGCCCCACCGAGAAAGCTACTCGTCTCATCCGCACGACCTGGGCCGAGGAACTCGCGAAGGACAAAAAAGACAAGGAGATCCGCGCATGATTCCTTACGCGCTCAACCTGACGGACAAGGCCATCATCGCCTTTGGGGCGATCTGCCTTTTTCTATTCATCGTCTTCTTCGCCTTCCTGTTTTTCTCCTGGCTCGCGCGCAAGGTTGGGGGATGGCACATCCTCGTCGCCTTGTTTGGCGTCATCGCATTCCTGTGTCTTTGCGTCGCGACGGCGCTCTGGGGTAACTGATGCCGCGCCCCGATCCCTCACGCGATTCATCTGCCATCGTTGCGAACTATATCATGGATCGGCTTGATTCCATGGCTGCAGACCTTGCGTCCTTACGCGAACGCGAATCGCTCACCATTGATGATCTCTCCGAAAGATATCACCTGAGCCGATCATCGCTCGATCGTGCGCCTTGGCGCCTACCCAATTTCGGAAAAGCCGATACGGGAGAATTCCCGAAGCGCTGGTGGCTCTCGACCGTCGAGGCGTGGGAGAGCATCCCCGAAATAGACCGCAAGTCGCGGTGGGAATTGATGAGCGCGAAGGAGAAGCACCAGGTGCTCGGGGTGAGCGCATGAGCCAGCCCATCGGAACCATCGACGGAGTCGCTATTTACGACTACAAGCAGGGCGCCAAGATTTGCGGTTGCACGTATTCCGGATTTGTTAATGCTTGGACTGGTTACCACAAGGACGACGACGTTTTTACCGTCAAGGGTCACATCGTTAAGCGTGCCGGCCAAGCGCTGGAAATCGAACAATCAAAAAAAGAAATAACAGCAGAAGAGAAACAGCTGATAGCTCTTGAAGAAATCAAGGAACAGCTCCGCTACTTACGCGAATGCCTCATCGGCCGCCTGCATGGTTTAGACGAGATTGCCGAGAACGTGCGCGTGGTCGAGCGGCGACTCATCGAATCGAAAGACAAGATAAAGAGTTCATACCACGGCGCTACCGATCACCAAGCGGAGCGGCTCGGATGATCGATCCCGTTTACGAATCGCGACTCGACGCCGTTAAGGAAAGGCTGGAAGCGCTAGAGAAAAGAATGCGTGAGCTGATCGGATGGATACGGAAGCTCGCGCAGGACGCACGGCGATATGCAAAGGGGAAGAACTGATGGCTGGACGAATCACGGTATCGCCGAAGGAAGAACGCACGATCGACGGCCGCACCTTTGCGTCGAAGGCGGAAATGAATCGCTATCTCGAATTGAGAATGGCGGAACGTGCCGGGGTGATCTTCGACCTTAGGTGTCAGCCGCCTTTCGTCCTTATCGATCCTTTCTATCATCCGCTCATTGGGCAATTCAAAGGTCTGAAATACCTAGCCGATTTCGGCTACTTCGAAAAAAAGAACCCGAAGAAAGAAATCATCGAGGATGTTAAGGGACATATCACGGAAATTTATTCGCTCAAGCGAGTGCTGCTTGTACGGCGCTACCCTGATATCGACTTTCGCGAGATCAAGGTCTAGGAGAATACGAATATGGACAATACGGAAATCTACAAGCTGACGTTGAACCCTGCTGGATTTATTATAGGTCTTGAATTCCATGCTGGCGGAAAGGATCTTCGCATCCTCTCGAACGAAGAGCCGCGCCAAGGTTTATATGTCGCATGCGCGCGCGTTCTCGCTCTCGGGATTGATTTCTATGAGCTTCCCGACAGCCTTCAATTCGGTCTCAAGTCGATTGCGTTCTCAAACGGAGATGAACCGGGATCTATCGTTCAGGGCGAGGGGTTCATCAAGAAGATCCGTCTTCAGCTCCCTAAGATTTCGAGGAAGGAAATCAAGCGTCGCGTCGGCGGCGAAGAGGAATACGAAGTAGATCCTGAGAATCCGCAAAACAAGTTCAACCTCGCCGTCAAAGATCTCAAGGACGAAATCCTCTTCTACATACGCGGCCAGCGTCAGCAGATCGCATTCGAGTTTGAAAGCGATGATGAGGACGAGCGAGCCGTCGCCGACAAGATCACGAAATTCCCAAGTGCTAAAGCCGCCCAGTAGGGCCGGCATCAAATAACGAAGAAAAGGAGAACTAATGGCAACGAAGAAACTGACTGAGAAGCAGATCGAGAAGGCCCGAATAGGAATCACTGATGGGCTTTCCATCGAACTCGCTGCGGACGCGATACGCACCGCTCGAAACAACCCGACCGATGCGAAGACCCTCAAGGCCTCCCTGAAAGAGATCGAAGCGCAGGCGAAGGTCCTGGGCAAGGCGATCAAGATCCTCTGCCCGCCGAAGAAGGAGGAGGCCTAGCCCATGACCATTCGCTGCCCGCGCAAGGAGTGCAACCGCACTTTTAATACCGATTACAACTCGCGCATCTTCGACAAAGAAAAAGGCCACGGGTACATCTGCCCGTATTGCTATCACTTCGTTGACGCCAACAAGTGGTCATGGAGGCCCGAGCCTAGGTCGAAGCCGCATGGAAGCAAGAAGGAACGGCGCAGGCAACGCGAAATCGTCTTACACGGACGAGGGTTGATCGACCCGAAGGATCTCAAATGATCGTAATCGGAGCCGTAATAGTCGTCACCATCATCATCTGCGATTTCCTCGCGATCGAAGGCGACGCAACGGCTTTCATTGAATCCGAAGCTTCCCCCAATAACGCGAAGGTAGCCACGCACGAAACAGGAAGCCAGGAAGAAACTACTCGGAGAGAAAGGCGCGGCGTAAAGGTCGTCGGACGAGCCACACGTTCAGCTCTCGCCATGGAGCAGCGTGCAATCAAATTTGGATACCGGGTGCAATGGTTTTTTTAAGGTCTATTTTTATCGGCCTAGTGCAATAAGCACGCAGGGGAGAGCGACAGGCATTTGTCGCCTCCCCGTTTTCTCGGCTGGGTAGAGCAGTGGTAGCTTGCCGGTCTCATACGCCGGAGGTCAGTGGTTCGAATCCACTCCCAGCCCAAACAGGTCAAAACGAAAAAAGGAGGTGCCAATGCGCTCGATCTTCTGCTTCCTGTACGCGGTATTGAGAAGCTTCGGATCCCTGATCCTCGACTTCTTCTCTGCGTTCATGGTCGCGACTCCGAAGTTCGTCGCCAAGGTCGTCGGCAATGTCGATGACCAGGTCGACGGAATTCGCTCCATGTTCGCGAAGAAGGCGTGCTCCGCTACCGGCGGCAGCGCCTAGCTTCAATGGCACTCCCCGGGCGTCGTCCGGGGTCTTCCATGTGGGATTAGCTCAGCAGGTAGAGCGTCGGACTTCCACTCCGACTGTCACCGGTTCGATTCCGGTATCCCCCTATTGCCCGGCGGCGAGACGTCCAGGGTCTCCGCGTTTCCGTTGCGCGCAGGGTAAGGCATAGGAGACCAGTTCACCGCCGGGCTTTTTTCTTTTCGGAGGGAAAATGAGATACTGCGAAAAAATCTTATTCGTATTTTTCTCCTGCCTCCTCACCTTCCTTCTCGTCGCATCGGCGCGCGGCTTCACTATAGCGCCCGAGCGGCCGCTTCCCGAGGTCGAGGTCCGCGTGCTCACCCTGTACGACGTCTGCGTTGAGGGGACCATCGTGCCGGCCGCGCGCCTCCAGGGTCATGCCTACGCCGAGTCTGGATGCCAGAATGATGCTATCGGTGACGGAGGATGGTCCGTCAGCCAATTTCAGCTTTATGAGATCCCGGAGTATCACGCATGGAGGGTGCAGCGCTGGGGCGAATACGATCCGAAGAAACCGGAGGAAGCAGGTAGAATCGCCGCCCTATGTATCCAGGATTGCATCCTTGCGTTTCCCGACGACGAGCCCATGCAGATAACGGCATACCGATGGGGGATCGACGGCGCGCGCGCCCATGGCGTCGATTGGTGGTACGTCAATCGGGTGAGGGCAACCATTTGAGCTCGAGGAACATCGTCCGCAATGTCCACGACTCGGACACAAAGGAATTCGTCCGCGCTCTCGAATCGCTTTCGAGGACACGGCATCGCTGGGACGCCTTCCGCGACTGGACCGAAATGGCGGCTTGCACGTTCTACAACAATCTCTTCCACGATCCGAAGATCGAGGTCGAGTACTTGGCCTGCGCGAATCGGTACAACTCGGACGAGCTCCGAACGATGGGAGAGATGCTCGGCATGGTGATCTCCGCCCTCAGTGCGGGTCCGCGCGATTTCATGGGCGAGGTATTTTCCGGATCGCTCCTGATGAATGAGCACCACGGGCAGTTTTTTACACCTTACACCCTGAGCCTCATGATCGCGAAGATGGCCATCACCGAAGACAACCTTCCTCGCGGAAAGATCATCACGATCTCGGAGCCATCATGCGGAGCTGGTGGAATGGTCATCGCGGCTGCGGAGGTCATGGCAGAGCTCGGGATCAACTACGCGGCGGATGTCTACTTCGAGGCCCGAGATCTCGATCCGATTTGCGTGCACATGGCCTACATCCAGATGACCGCGCTCGGGATCGCCGGGGAAGTCATCTGCGGGAATACCCTCACCCTCGAGACGTCCTGGAAGTGGCCGACGGCCGCGTACATGCTCAACCTGGTCGGTCCTCGCCTGGCCGCGCAGCGCCAGCGCGAAACCGAGGAGGGGGCCGCTCCTCAGAAGCCGATCAAGATCGGGCCACAGATCGGGCTCTTTGAAGAGGTCTCGGCGTGACCCTCCGTAAGCACCAGGCAGAGACGGCCGCGATCGCTGACCGGATCCACGCCGGCGAGGATATCTCGCGCATCGACGCTCCTATCACCCCTGGCGGCGGCAAGTCGGCGCTCCCGGGGATCCTAGCTGACCGGCTCTTCCCCGACGTCGCCGACCGCCTCCTTTGGGTCGTGCCGCGAAACTCCCTGCGCTCCCAGGGGGAGGGCGACTTTCCGACCTGGTCCCGCTACAGGATCCGAGCGGCCGGGAATGAATTCGATCCCTGCCGGGGGACATCCGGCTACGTCACGACCTACCAGGCGATCGCCGCTGACCCGTATCGCCACCTCGATACCTTCCGCCATGGCCGATGGATCACCGTCCTCGACGAACCGCATCACCGCCTCTCCGGAGGGATCTGGGACAAGTCCGTTGTTCCCCTCCTGGACCGCTCGGTCCTCACGGTCTACGCCTCAGGGACCTTTTTCCGAGGAGATGGGCAGCCGATCGCCGGGATCGAGTACGACGCGGAGGGCATGCCCATCTTCGGGGGGCCGGGAGCGGCCGTCGTCCGGTACTCCCGCGGCGACGCGCTGCGCGAGGGCGCGATAGTCCCGGTCCACTTCCGGCATCTCGACGGCCGCGCGGAATGGGATGACGAGGACGGAGCCCGGCAGGCATCCGCAAGCTTCCGCGACGATTACTCCCCGGCCGCGTTGTTCACTGCCCTTCGGACGGAATTCGCCTTTGAGCTCCTGGACGAGACAGTCACGGCCTGGCGCAAGTACAAGCGCGAGGCCTTCCCCGGGGCGAAGCTAATCGCCGTGGCGCCGAACATCGCCCTGGCTCGGCAGTATCTCGATCACCTTCATCTGCGTCGGATCGACGCTCTTTTGGCGACCTCGGACGATGACGCGGCCGCACAGATCGCAATCGCTCGCTTCAAGGGACAGGCCGCGCCGGCGGCGGACGTCCTGGTCTGCGTGGGAATGTGCTATGAAGGCTTATCGGTCCCGGCCATCACGCATATCGCCTGCCTGACGCACATCCGCTCCGTTCCCTGGCTCGAGCAGCTCTTCGCCCGCGGAAACCGCACGGCGCCCGGTAAGGTCGAGGCCTTTGTATTCGGCCCTGAGGACGTGCGCCTACGGGCTGCCATTAGGTCAATCGAAGCCGAGCAGGTCCAAGCCCTGTCGGAGCTCGAGGCGTCGACGGATTCCTTGCCTATCGAGAACGGGGAGGGCGGATCTGGAGGAAGGAAACCGGGGATCAAGCCGATCGGGTCGGCGGCGTTCGGGACCGGCAACGCACAGGCAGAATTCCAGGATGAGCCGGCAGCCGCGCTTCCAGATGGCGGCATGACTCCCTCCCAGGCGCAGGCCCTCCTCCGGACGCATATCGCCCGACACATCGAGATCTTCCTGGCCGGTAAGCGCCCGGGGTCGAAGGACGCCTACCGGAAAATCGTGATGGCGAAGCTGAAGGCGATCGTAGGGGGGAAGGCACGGGAGGACTGCACGGTCGAGGAGCTGACCGCGCAGTGGTCCTTCCTCAAGAAGGAATTCCCGGTATGAGGCTAATCGTTGTCGGAGGTTTCGGAGGGGGCAACGAAGGAGCGTACCAGATCCCGGATCTTCTGGTCCGCATCGTATGCCCGAAGGATTCGGTCGATAAGTCCATTCCTGGACTGAAGTTCTCGTTTCGCATGGCCGTTCATGTTCTCCATGACGTCCGGATCGAGCCGGAGATTGAACGGTTCCTTCTTCTTCATGTCCGGAGTGTAGCCGGATGTCTCTTCCCTGTAAAGCATTTCGCCCATTATTGCCTCTCTTGTAGATTAATTGTAGATACACTTGACTACATAGTCAAGGTGTAGTAGGATGTATCTACAAAGTAAAGCGGCCCCCAACAAGGGACCGCAGGAGGAAACGATGAAGAGAGAACTGACGAGGGTAGCGAAAGCGGCACAGGCGATCAGGGTGGAACTCAAGGCGAAGTTCCCCGGGATCAAGTTTAGCGTCACGAGCCAGAACTACAGCATGGGCGATTCGGTTCACATCCGCTGGATTGATGGCCCTCGCAGCAAGGACGTCGACGCGATCGTGATGAAATTTCAGTACGGCCACTTCGACGGGATGCAGGATCTCTACGAAAACACGAACGTCATCGAAGGCCTTCCCCAAGCAAAGTACGTTTTCACAAACCCCGAGATCAGCGAGGAAAGAATCGCCAAGGCGCGGGCGAAGTTCGTCGAACGCTGGGGAATCGATCCCGATGACCATGCAGCCGTCCGAGAGAAATTCGGCGACTACGCGGGAGCTGACAGGGAGATCCACAAGATCTTAGACGAATCTGCGGCCTAAGCGAACTGCGCCCGGCTTCGGCCGGGCAATTAATACAGGGCGAAAAGCCCAAGGAGGGAAACCATGAACAATGCGATGACTGTCATCGACCAGGCTCGTAAAGAAGGCGCCCTAGTCTACGTTCCACAGAATCTCGAAACCCCGGATCTCTACAAGCTCGAGTCCTGCGTGATCCAGGTATTGCCGAAGGACTTCCACGATAAGGAAGTGAACGGCCGGCGCCTACCGCGTAAGGAACTCGTGGACAGGATCGGAGATGCGGCGGGGATATCCTTCATCCCTCAGCCTAATGAATTTTCCATCCAGCAGATGGCCGCAGAACCGGCCCTGGACCTCCCCGCGCGATCCGTTTTCGTCGGGTCGGCTCAGGGGAAGGTCCGCCTTTCCGACGGATCCTGGAGAACATCGACTGTCGAGGTCTATGCCTTCGACTACGTAGCGAAGGCGACAGCGGAAGAACCTTCCAATCCGGCGAACCGGAAGCGGAAGATGATCGAGTACTACAAGGCCGGCGCGCAGCGCGCTGCTACCGGAGCCAGGCTCCGCGTCATCAAGCAGCTGACGGGCATTCCCAGCGGATTCACTGAGGAGGAGCTCAAGGCCTGCCAGGGGAAGCTCGTTTTCTCTCGGATCGTCCAGAACACGGACTACGTCCTGAGCACCCCCGAAGGGAAGATGATGGCGATCGCCATGGCAACGGGCGCTGCGCAAATGATGTACGGCAAGCAGCTCGGAGCGCCGGAGCCGGTCGCCCAGCCTGAGGGCGACGACATCGGCACCGTCTCCTTCCGGCACGCTGAGGATCAGCAGACTGTCCCGGCGGGAAGCGGCTTCGATTCGGATGATCCGGAGCTCGGAGGAAAGCCATCAACCGAGCCGACCAAGCAGGAACTTTCCGAGGCGCTCTTCCATTCGCTCGAGCAATGGCTCCTCTCGGACGAGATCACCAAGCGGATGAAGACCGAGATCGAACTCGCGGTTCACAAGAAGGAATCAGATCCGAAGGTCCTCCAGGATCTTCTCGACAAGGTCATCAAGAACCAGAAGGACCTGGCGGAGTACAAGCGCTCCGGGAAGGTACCAGCATGAAGCGGCGCGACCGACACGCGCGCGAGCTCGCGAGCCGTATCTTTTTCGTCCAGGTCAGCCTCGGACGGAGCGGGACGCTCGCTGTCGAAGCCCGCGCGAATAGCAATCACGAGGCATTAAGGCAAGGCCTTTCAAAGGCCTACGCCGAAGTATCAGCCGAAGCACGAAAAGACGTACACGTTCTCAGCGTGAAGGAGGTAGAGCTTTGCGGATCCTACATCTAGCCGACCTGCACGAGCGGGAAAGCGCCTACGAGGAGGCCCTGGCATCGATCGAGGCGATCGAGCGCTATGGCCTCGAAATACCGGTCGACCTCATTGCCCTCGCTGGCGACATCTTCGACGGTCCGATCCAGAACTCGGATCGCGCGGGATTCGCTCGCCTCATCGACCTGGTCCGGCGCCTTGCCGATATCGCGCCTGTGGCGATGATCTACGGCACGCCGACCCACGACACCGAGGGATCGCTCGAGGTCTTCGAGCGGCTCACGGCGAAGCATCAGATCATGATTCTCCGGCCTGGAAAGGCCTATGGCTACTGCCCTCATGGTCTCTTCGAGCTTCCTCCGAAAGGGCACGGACCTGTCGCGACCTGCCTTCTTTTCGGCGTTCCAGAACCTCAAAAGAAATGGCTCCTCGCCGGAGCGGGAGCCATAGGGAAGGAAGAATCGGACCAAACGATCCGAAACGCGCTACGGAACCTTTTCCTCGGGCTTGGCGGCATGAGAAAAGAGTATCCGGATCTCCCCTGCGTTCTACTCTATCACGGTCAGGTTGGCGGCGCCCAGACGGCCAAGGAATTCGTCATCGAGACCGGGACCGGTATCGCGGCCTCGCGCGATGACTTCGCGGCCGTCGGAGCTGACTATATCGCCCTGGGCGACATTCACATGCCCCAGCAGATCCCCGGCCTCCCGGCCTACTACCCGGGCCCGCTGTACCCGACCTCCTGGGGCGAGACTGGCTTTTCATTCGGCGCCAACATTGTCGAAATCGAGCAGGGCAAGACCACCGTCTCCCGCCTCCCGTTCCCGCATCCCGTCCAGACCAAGCTCCTGACCACGGCCGTCGATCCCATCCCGGAGATGGTAAGCGGGCGCGTCTGGGTCGAGGTCGTGCCCGAGGCCCAGGAGCAGGAGCGGCTCCTCGACGCGGACGAGCTCCTGGCCCGGCTCCTCGGCCACGGCGCCCTCCCGGGCTCCCGGGTGACCATCCGCCGTGTCCAGGTCGAAACCGTCCGGGCCGGTGACATCGTCGAAAAGAAGCGCCACCGCGACAAGGTGGTGGTCTGGGCCGAAAACTCCTCCCTCCCGGTCTCGGAGGGGATCCTCGCGAAAGCCGACGCGCTCGAACTCGAGGCAGCGGCCGCCGGCGGGGCTCCTTCGGGATCTGCTTTCCGTATCACGCGTCTGATCCTCCGTGGCGCCAAGGGCATCTGGAAGAAGAGCCGCAAGGACGAGATCGACCTCGACCTCGAGGCCCTGGGCCCGGGCGTCGTTGCGATGGTCGCCCCGAATGGATCCGGCAAGACGACCATCCTCGAGAACCTCCATCCCTGGCCCTGCCTTCTCACCCGCAAGGGAACCCTCCAGAGCCATTTCCGGCTCCGGGATTCTTGCCGCGAGCTCTACCTGACCGACGAGGTTTCGGGCACCAAGTACCGCGTCCGGATTCTGATCAACGCCGCTGTCGCCTCCGGCAAGACCGAGTATTGGATGGACATGGACACCGGAGCCGGCTACCATCCCGTCCCCGGAATCACCGGACGGCAGGCCGATTACGAAGCCGTTATCGCCGACCTCTTCGGCTCGCTCCCGCTCTTCCTCAAGTCCGCCTTCCTGACCCAGCGGCCGAGTTCCGCTAGCCCGGACTTGGCCGAGGCCACCAAGGGCGAGCGGAAGGCCCTCTTCGCCGAGCTCTCGGGCATCGGGTACTTCGACGCCTACCGAGCCACAGCGAAGGCCAAGGCCGACGCCCTGGAAGGCGATATCCGCGTCCTGGACGCTACGATCGCGGCCGCCGACGGGCTGGACGAGACCATCATCAGCCTCGGCCAGGACATCGAGATCCAGGCCCAGGCGGAAGCCGAGGCGCAGAAGATCCTCACGCAGTCGGCCGAGCGGGGGAAGGTCTTCGCGGCCGAGAAGGACGCCCTGGAGGCCCGAGTCTCCGAGGTAAATCGGAAAGCCGAGCAGCACAAGAAGATCGAAACCGAGATCGCCAGCCTCATGGACGCGATCGAGGAGGACCGAGAGACCGAGGCCCTTTTTTCCACCGCCGCGAAAGGGAGAGGCGCGGCCGAGAAGGATCTGGCAGATCTCAAGGAGCTCGAAGCGAAGGCCCAGACGCTCCGCGGCGAGAAGGCGACCGTCGACCAGGAGAACGTAGCCGCTGCGAAAACCTACCGAGACGCTGTCGCCATCTACGAAGCCGCACGCAAGGACCGGCAGAAAGCCGTCGACCTGGCGCGGGATACCAAGGCCAAGGCGGAGCGCGAGCTCGCGGCTGCACGGGCGCGCCTGTCGGCGCCCATCGTGGATCACTGCCCGACCTGCGGGCAGATCCTTCCCGAAGAGTCGCGGACGGCCCTCCAGGAGGAGCGCCGAAAAAACGAGTCCGAGGTCAAGGCGATCGAGGATCGGATCGAGAAGCTGTCCCAGGGCGTCCAGGCGGCCGAGAATGTCCTGGCCGAGATCCAGGCGCCGGAGAGCGCCGAGCCGGCGCCCTTCCCCGGAGCGGCCGAACTCGCGGAGGTCGAGGCCGACATCGCCATGATCGACGCCGCGGCCGCGCAGGAGATCCTCCGGAAGGCCGGCGAGGCGGAGATCCGCATCGAGGAGGCGGCCCGGCGCATCAAGGACAAGGAAACCCAGATCGACACGGCGACGGTCGAACTCAAGGACACGACCCTCACGATCGCGGATGCCGAGGTCGCCTCGCTTTTGGAATCCAAGAAGCAGGAGTACGAGGCCGAGCGCGAGGTCTACGGCGACGCCCGGGATGCGATCGCCCGCGCTCAGACCGCCGCGGAGGCCGCGAAGAAGGCGAAGACCGCAGCCGAGGAGCGGAAGGCCAGCCTGGCGACGACCGAAAAGCAGCGCGCCGAAAAGGCTTCGGACCTGGAGGAGTGGCGCTTCCTCGAGCGCGCGGACGGCCCCGATGGAATCCCGGCGCTCGAGCTCGATGCCCTCGCGCCTTCCATCCAGGACGTCGCGAACAGAATCTTGGCTGAGGCCTACGGTTCCCGCTACCAGATCGCTATCCGGACTCAGCGCATCGCCGGCCAAGGATCGAAAAAGAAGCAGGTCGAGGACTTCGAGATCTTCATCCAGGATACCGAGGACGGCGACGAGCAGGAGATCGCGACCCTGTCCGGCGGCGAGGCCGTTTGGGTCAAGAAGGCCCTCTACGACGCCTTCTCGGTCATCCGGGCGCGCAACACGGGCTTGCGTTTCCAGACCGTTTTCCTGGACGAAGCGGACGGGGCTTTGGATCCGGACAATCGCATGACCTACCTCAGGATGCTCGAGGCCGCCCACCGCGAGGCCGCGCGCTTCCAAACCATCCTCGTCACCCACTCGCTCGAGCTCCAGGCGATGGTCGCGCAGACGATCAACGTCAAGGACCTCGGGCCGCGAAAAATCATTGAAGGAGTAGCAGCATGAACGAAACCATCCAGCAGATCCCCTTGGACCAGCTCACCCCGTGCCCGACCAACCGCCGAATCGGTGGCTTCGACAAGATCAAGCTCGCGCAGCTCGCCGAGTCGATCAAGTCAGTCGGAGTTCAGCAGCCGGCCGTCGTGCGTAAGGTCGAAGAGAAGGAGTTCGAGATCGTATCCGGGGAGCGGCGCTGGCGCGCCTCGGAGCTGGTCAAGATGGCATCGCTCCCGTGCGTGGTGCGCGAGCTGACCGACGAGCAGGTCATCAAGATCCGAGCGATCGAGAACCTCCAGCGCGAGGACGTCCATCCCCTGGACGAGGCTGACAGTTACCAGCAGCTCCTGGACGTCTGCGGCTACGAGGTCGAGACGATCGCTGGCGAGCTCGGGAAATCCATCTCCTACGTCTACCAGCGGCTCAAGCTCCAGGACCTGGTCCCCAAGGCTCGCGAGTACCTCGTCGAGGGAATGATCACCGTCGGCCACGCCATCCTTATCGCGCGCCTGGAGCCGGCCCGGCAGGCTGAGGTCCTGAAGGACGGGCTCCGACAGTACGGGAACGAGATCGTGTCGGTCCGCGCCCTGGACGATTTTATCCGCCGGAACATCCTGCTGCAGCTCTCGAGCGCGACCTGGAAGCTCGCTGACGATCAGCTCCTTCCCGAGGCTGGGGCCTGCTCCAAGTGCCCGAAACGCACCGGAGTCGCGCCCGCGCTCTTTGAGGACATCGGGAAGAAGGACAACTGCCTCGATCGCGCTTGCTTCATCAAAAAGGCCAAGGCGAGCGTGGCGGCAAAGCGGAAGGAGCTCGAGGACGAGCCTCACCTCGAGGTGCGCGGAACCTACCGGGGCCCCGAGGTAGAAGGAGCTCTCGACGCTGACGATTGGCGCGAGTGCAAGAAGAGCGATCCGGGGGCGGTGAAGGTCCTCATCGTCGATGGCGACAACGCCGGCAAGCTCACCTACGGGAAGACCATGGGAAAGACCGCCGAGGCGAAGGCCGCGGCCCTGAATCCGAAGGTCCTGGCGAAGGAGAAGGCCGAGCGCGCGAAGGAGAAGAAGATCAAGAATGCGCGCGAGAGCCTCCTTCTGGAGATCTACCAGACGATCTACGAGGCGGCCGTGACGAAGCTTCCGTCCAAGAAAGAGAATGACGTCGTCGTCGGCCTCAGGCGCATGATCGCATTCAAGACCTGGTCGAATCTCACCTTCGACATCCAGAACTTCATTGCGAAGCTCTTGGATTGGCCGAAGCCGGAAAAAAAAGAAAACACCGCCTCGATTTCCTGGGAACCATTCGCGAAAAAATCCATCGTGTCGATGGGTTCGGGCTCGCTGGAAAACTTCCTCATCGTCTGCACTTTCGCCGGAGCCGCTCGGATTCTGCCGAACGACTACTACCGGATCCCGAAGTTGTTCATCGAGGCCGCGAAGCTCTTAGGCATCGACATCGAGCTCATCATCACGGAGAAGCTCGAGACCGAGGGGCTCAAGAGGAAGGAGCTGCTCGAGCCGATCCCGAAGTACTTGGAGGACGGCGAGGAATGATCTTCAACCTCCTGGCACGCGCCTTCGCACAGAAGGCGCCCGAGTACCTCCGTTTCGCGCCGCTCCCGCCGCACGATCCGGTCCTTTGCGCGCACAAGAACTGCCAACGCCCACATGATGCGCATAGTTCGCTCTACGCCTGTCCACATCCCGACGGTTCGGGCTACATGCTCGACCAGTATTTCAAGCGAGAGCGGCCGGCCAAGCCGTTGACAGACTGCGATCTTTCGATCCTCGAGGCGCAGCTCGGGATTCTCGAGGAGATGGACGAGGCGACGGGGGAACTCGCGGATGACCTGGAGGAGATGGGGGAGCCATGACGAATATCCAGCATCTGCTCGTCGTCCGATCCGAAAAAGCGATCCTCGATGCCCTCGAGAATTTCACCCAAGCCCTGAAGGCCGCGTACATCGGAGAAACCGTCGAGACGATCGTCGGCCGGCACACGGTGCGCTGCAAGGTCATCGACTCCGAAGATGGAAAGCTCGTCCTTGATAACGGGGCGAGGCGAGAATGGCGCAAGGTGGAACCTGTCGTAATTTGCGATGGGCAAGACGAGGCGCAACAGGATGAGGCCGGAGACAAGGAGGTCGTAGGTTGACTCGAAAAGAACTCGCGGAGCTGCTTAAGCTCACGCATCGGTACATTCACGGGCGCATGGGCCCGAAGGATCTCGAACGCTATCGGGAGCTCTCAAAGAAGCGAGACGACGATGCGCTCGCGAAGCTGCGAAAGCTGGAAGAAAAAAGGACGCAAGCATGAAAATGATAGACGTCATCGAGAAGACAACTCCGGAGCTCGAGGTTCTGAAGGTTGAGGTTGAAATGGATCTCGCCCGGATCAAGGAGCAGCTCGACGAAGCCGCGGGTAGGGCGGCGAGTGGCGGTGAGTTCTCTAATCCGGCATGGTTCAGCCGGGCACGCTATGCAAAACGCATGACGGGCTTGCTTCATCAGCAGATCCTTATGGAACTCGCGCGGCGGCGAAAAATTACAAAACAACAGGACATTTCCACGCCCCAGCGCTTCATGAATATCTGCAAGGTTCGACTGGACGAAGAACTTTTTGCGGAAATACTTCAGGAAGCGAGCGAGGCCTGAGCATGCCTTGCGATTATTCGAAGTACCCGGCGAACTGGAAGACCGAGATCCGGCCGCGCATTCTCGCGCGAGCCGGAGAGGTCCGAAACGAGGCCGGCGAGATCATCAAGGAAGCGGAATGCGAATGGTGCAAAGCGCCGAATCATCGGTATCGACTCTTCATCCCGGGATCGACGCGCATCATCTACCGCGGCCCGAACGAGGTACCGACGAGCAAGGACGTGCAGATCATTCTGACGATCGCGCACCTGGACCACGACCTCACGAATAACGACGACGAGAACCTCGCGGCTCTCTGCCAAGGCTGCCATCTCAAGCACGACGCAGGGCAGCACGCAGAGACCGCGAGGGAGACGCGAGAAGCGAAGACGGGACAGATTTCTCTTTTCACTGAATAGCGCGAGCCTGGGAGGGCGTCGAGCATGGGCAGAATAGCACAGAAGGGATTGGCGTATTTTTCAATCGACACCGCATGGGAGACCTCCGTCCGACTCCTCAAGGCGAAGTACGGCGCGCTCGAAGCCGTGGGCTTCTTGACCGAGATCTGGTCAGTGATCTACCGGGAAAATTATTACCTCGAATGGAACGAAGAATCGGAGCTTCTCTTCGCCGACGAGATCAAGCGGCCGGTCGAATGGGTCCGAGAGGTGATCGACTATTGCCTTCAAAAAGGGATCTTCGACAAGGCCGTCTACGAGGCTAAAAGCGTCCTCACGAGCCATGGAATCCAGAAGCGATACTTCAAGATCGCCAGGGATTCCCTCAAGCGGGACTACATCGATTACCTACCTGGTATAACCTATCCCGAATTCATGCCGGAAAATAAAGTCGGACCTTATCCCGATAAAGTCAGACTTTATGGCGATAAAGCCGGAGGAAACCCCGGAAATCCAGGACTTTATGCCGACAAGCGGAGCGGAGCGGAACGGAGCGAAGCGGAGCGGATAGAATTGAATGGAAAGCAAGCGGAGCAGCAAGCAGGGATACCTGAGCCCGAGGAGCCGGACGCTCCGCCCGCTCGCACGCTGGTTTCTTTGGATTTTCTCAAGAATAAAATTCTAGACTCAAAATACCCGCTTTCCCTCGCCGACGTGGAACTCGATCGGATCGCAAACCGCTTCGCGGCGATCGATCTCACCGCTCAGGATCTCGATCCGCTGATGGAATACCTGATCGATCGAGTCGACCGAAGAGCGAAAACAAATCCCAAGGGACTGTTCATGAAGGCCCTGCTCGAATACGACTGGCACTTGGATTTTCAAAGCGAAAGGCCAAAGCCGAAGAAGCCTCGCAAGGCATCAGCCCCAGCGTTCCCGGATCCAGGTCCCTGTTCCTGTGGAGGCATGCTGATCGTTGGCGGCGAGAAAAACGACATGGCGTTTTGCACCAGGTGCAAGGCGCAGTACGAGTACGATCCGGAGCTCAGCGACCCCGAAATCGGGGAGACCGGATGGATCAAACTCAGTAACCACGATGAAAATTCCGGTTGACAAATTATTTGCCTGCGGATAGATTCCGCCTAGGACGATCCCGAAAGGGCGCCGCGGTGGGCACTTACCCTCCCACCGTATGCGAAAAGATTCGACCAAGACAGCAACGGGCGGACGTTGATCCGCAATGACGGCCAGGTAACTGGCTCGCCTTAGGTGTGCCCGGACCTCTTGTCCCCGGGCCGGACGTTGCTCGTGTCGCTCAAGGGTAAGCCCCCCGCCAAGAAACCCACCTCGAAGAAAACCTCCACCAAGGCGAAAGCCAAGAAAGCGACAAAAAGCGCCAAGGCGTCAAAGTCGTCCAAGGGGCGCGGTGATTCTTCGGCACGAACTACGCGCGCGCGACCTTCCGCCCCCGCCCCTAAGCCGGAGCCCGCGTCCAAGCCATCCCCCGCCGCGAGTCCCGCGGCCGTTCCCCGCTCTCTCGGTTTCTGGAAGCCCGGCCCCGGCCGGCCGAAGGGCACGCCCGACGTCTGGACCGACGAGCACAAGGCCGAGGTCGCCGGCTGGATCTACGACTACACCGACGCGAATGATCTACCTGAAGAAGCCGAGTTCTGCATGCTCTACGGAGTACGGCATCAACGACTCGGCGAATTCGAAGAGCTCAAAGCGGCAAAGGAATACCTCCAGGCGAAGCGCTCTGTCGCCATCCGACATCAATCGCTTGAGCTCGACAAGGAAACCGGCGCTCGTGCCTCGTACCTGAACCGCATGGCCGCGAACTGCGGGACTTTCAGCCTTGTCGAGAAGTCCGATCTCAACGTCAACGACCAGAAGCCAATCAACCTGGTGATCAATCCCGCCATTCTCTCCGAAAACGATCCCGACGCCGAGGTGAGCCGTGGCGATTAACGAGTTCCGGCCGCTCGTGCATCAGGAGAAGATCGTCGCCGCTGTGGAGTTCTACCGCGACATAAACGATTTTTTCTTGATCGCGGGATACGGCTCTGGAAAGACCTTCACGCTCATGATCTTCGTGATGGTCATCTCGTCGCGCTACAAGCAACCGATCGTCATCGGACTCTTCGGCCCGACCATCACGTTCATGGAAAAAAACCTGCTGAATGAGATTTTCGTTTTCTGCGCCCTGAACTGCATCCGCTATCGGTACAACTCGCAGAAGTCCGTGCTCTTTCTTGGGAACGCGATTTTCTACGTGATCCCGACGAGCGATCCGAAGGTCATCTACGGCTACACACTCCAGGGCGCAATCATCGACGAGCACGATGAGCTTTCGATCTCGACGGCGATCGAAGCCGACAAGGCGATCATGGAGCGCACGAGGAAGCCGCTCCCCGACGGACGCGCGCCGTTCCGGGTCTATGCGACGACGTCGCAGGGCTACAAGGGCATGTACGCGATCACCGAGAGCCGCAAGAAGCAGAAAATCCCATACTACCTGCTCCGCGCCAAGACCAAGGACAACCCCCACAACGATCCGAGCTACGTGCGCAACCTGTACACGATTTACAACGAGAACGAGCGCAAGGTCTACCTCGAGGGATACTTCCTGAACCTCACCACCGGCCGCGTGTACCCGCAGTACAACCCCCTGAAGGTCGACCTCCAGGAGTCGATCAAGATCGAGCCAAACGAGACCGTACACGTCGGGCAGGACCTCAACTCCGGATTCTCCAAGGCGACGGCGTATGTCGTGCGAGATGGCAAGGCCTATGCGGTCAAGACCTTCAGCTTCCCCGCCATCGGCGATGCCCCGCGCATCATCCGCGCCGCGTTCCCCACGAACCGGATCCTGTGGTACCCCGACTCCTCGGGCAAGGAGATCATGCAGGGCTACCTGTCGGAGATCCGCGAGCAGGGCATCGAGCTGCGCATGGGCAGCGTCAATCCGCCGATCATCGAGCGGATTTTCTTCGTCAACAAGCTCATGGAGCTCGGCCGCCTGGTCATTGGTTTCGACTGCGAGGACCTGAAGCTCGCCCTCAAGGTCCGGCAGTTCGACGACACCGGCAAGCCCGAGAAGGGGAAGGGCGAGGCGGCGCCCGACCATATCTGCGATTCGAACGAGTACGTGATCTGGCGCATCGTCAGCTCGCTTCCGGAATTCTTCGACCTCTTCCAGGTCGGTCACAGGGAGGCCGCCTGATGGGTCGCATCGACGATCAGCACAAGGACACGACCGCGGGGAAGATCTTCGACATCATCGATCGATGCACCGAGGGTGGGGCCCAGGATTCCACCGATCCCGTGTCGCTTCCAATGGACGCCATTCTCGAGGTCCGAGACCTCTCTCTCGAGCATGTACGCGGGGAGTACGCCAAGGACGCCGGAGGATTCCAGACGCTCGACGAGGCCCGCAGGGAAGCCCCGGGGCGCGTCAAGGCCATGGTTTCATCGATGGTCGAGCGGAGCTATGCCAAGGACGGATTCCAGAATCCCGTGACCGGATTCGGCACCGCGCTCGACCCGGCCATGTACAACACGGCCAGCATCCCGCTCTCGCTCTCCCCGGATGAAGCGACGGGCATCTACGCATCCGGTGGTATCCCCGCCGAGATCATCGACCGGAAAACCGAAAGCATTCTCTTGAACGGCTACACGTTCGACGGCCTGGAGAAGGGCGAAGCCGAGCGGCTCAAGGACTATGCCGAAAGCATCGGATTCAGCCAGGCCCTCAAGGAAGCGGGCCGCGACGGCCACCTCTACGGGGGCGGGCTCCTCATCCCGCACATGGTAGGGGACACGCCGATATCTTACCTCAAGAGCTATGCCGAGCTCCTGAAGGATCCGATCTGCACGAAGGGCTGTATCGATCGATTCTGGACCGCCGACCGATGGAATGCCGTACTTGTTCCCGACTACAACCTCAGCGCCGAGTCGTACCTCAATCCGAAATCGTTCTTCATTCCTCTGGCCGGGGTCGAGGTGAAAACATCGCGGCTGGCCGTCATCCGGCCGAAGAAGCTCCCCTTCTGGGGAACGATCCGCCTTATGGGATGGGGCGCCGCGGAGCCCGAGAGCTGGATGCGCTCGATCCTCGCCTACGAGCAGGGCATCATGGCCATCCCGACGATGGCGCAGCAGATCTCGCTCATGTACTCGCACATCCCGATCGATGGCGTGCTCGCCCAGAACGGCGCCGCCTTCGCGGACGAGTACGCCGAATCGAACTCCAAGCGTCTTGCGGGATGGTCAATCCTTAGCCCGAAGCTCTTCGCTAACCTCGGCGAGATCAAGATTCTCGAGCGCACCTACACGGGTTTCAACGACCTCATCAAGATCCTCCAGGAGGACATCGGCGCCAAGTCGGAGATTTCGCATAACATCATCTTCCACCAGCAGCCGACCGGCTTCTCGGACAACGACAAGGACGTCGATTCGGTGCAGTCCGAGGTCTCGAAGCGAATCGCGAACGTCATCGCTCCGCAGCTCAAGCACGTCGTTCGGCTCATCGCGATTTCCTGCTATGGCCCGGAGTCGGAGCATGCGAATAATCCGAATCTCCGGATCAACTTCAACCCGCCGCAGATGATCACCAACGAGGACCGCGTTGAGCAGGGCAGGGCCTTTGCGGAGATCTTCGCCAAGTACGTCGAGGCAGGGATCCCGGGAAAAGAAGCCCTGGCCATGACGAGGGCCTGCATCCCGACGATCGAGATTCCCACGGAAATCGAGACCTTCCTGGCGATGCACGACGGCGGGGCCGAAGGGCAGGCGCCGGAGGGAAGCGGATTGCTCGCGGGACTCGGCGCGGTTCCCGCGGCCCAGACAGCGGCGTCGGCGGCCGGTGGCGGATTCCTCAAGAAGCTGTTCGGGGGCCGCGGATGATTCGGCGCAACGGCTTCGTCTACAACGGCAAGACCTCCGAGGCCTTCAAGGCCCAGCGACGCGCAGGCGCCGTTTTCCCTTCGATAGCCATCGTGGAAAACATCGCCAAGATCGTGGAGCACGAGTACCGCGAGGAGCTCGCCACGATCAAGATGCAGTACGCGCGCGATAGCCGCGACTACGCCGGGGACAACATCATGCCCGACGACCTCATCAAGATCCTCAAGCACCGCATCCTGACCACGGACCCGAAGGACAAGACGCTTCGCAACCGCCTGCTGCGCGCCCTCGCCAAGGCGCAGCGCGAATGGTTTAAGGGGCTATTCGCCAATACGGACGCGGATCCCCGATATAAGCTTCGCACGTCCTACGGGCTCGATCGCGACAAGGTATTCGTCGACAAGCTCGAGACCGTGCAGCGCGTGTACGTGGACCGAGCGATCGAGAAGATCGGGGAGGGGAAGAGCCAGATCCGGAAGAACTTCATCGCCGAGTACTCGAAGTTCATCAACGGCGAAAGCGACATGGAGACCGTGAATGATCTCCTGACGAAAGCGACCGAGGAGGTCGGTACCTTCTCGCGCTTTTTCGCCCGGGATCAGATGCAGCGCTTCGACAAGTCCATGGCTGACGCTTCGATGGAGCAGGCCGGCGTCAAGAAGTTCAAGGTCCTCCCGGTCCGCGACGGCCGGACGCGAAAAACGCATCTCGCCCTCCGAGGGAAAATCTTCGACGTGGAGAATCCTCCGTCGGAGCTCACCGAATTCAACTGCCGGTGCCACAAGGTGCCGGTTTTTGAGGATTAGGAGAAACCATGGAAACGAAGATTTCCAAGAACGCCATTCTCGCACGCTCGGGCGTTTACGAGTACTCGCGGCGCGAGCTCAAGGGGCTTCATCTCGATCCCATTCCTAGGGCTTACGACGGAATAGACGTTTTCCGGGTCTATCGTCCTGCGGCGGTTCTCATGGCGAACCATCAGAAATTCCGAAAGCTCACCGTACAGCGCGAGCACAACGCCTGGATCACGCCCGAGAACTATCGGGAGCTCGCGATCGGATGGACCGGTGACTCGAGCGAGATGGAATACGACGCGGCGAAGGACGAGGTCCTGATCAAGTCGACCGTGGAGCTCCGTGACGCGGAAGGGCTTATCGCCTACGACTCGGGAATCACCGAGGTTTCGCCCGGGTACGACGGACACTGGATCTGGAAAGAAGGGAACTACAACGGAGAGCAATATCAGATCGTCATGGATTCGATCCGCGAGGTGAATCATTTGGCTTTAACCGTCCAAGGCCGAGGCGGCCGCGACGTAAGAATTTTCGACTCGAGGTGCACGATGAATGAAGGACTGAAGAAGTACCTGTCGGGGCTCTGGCATTCGGCCAAGAAGAAGGCCATGGGGGCGATGGACTCCGAGATCGGTCCGTTCCGCGCGAAGGTCGACAGCCTCGTCGCGGGACGCGGGACGATCGACGAAGCGGGCGTCAAGACCGCTATCGATGAGCTCAAGGGGCTCATGGCCGATCTGCCCGAATCCGAGGAGAAGGGCACGCTCGCGCGCGTGCTCGACGATTTCGGAGTCGGGCTCAAGGAACAGGACGACGCTACCGCAAAGCAGGCCGGGAGCATGCTCTCCGACCTGTTCGAGAAGCAGGAGGGCGACGCAATGGATGATGTCATTGCAAAAAATGACCCCTACGAAAAACTCGCTAAAGATGAAGCTGATAAAAAGGCTTCTCCTCCGGCCAAGGATGGTGCTCCAGCTCCGAAGGAAGAGGGCAAGGGAGAGGAGGGCGGTGCAGGATCCCCGGGAGGAAGCGGAACCGATCCGACCACGCCGAAAACCCCCACCGACAAAAAGCCCGAGGACGGCGCTCCCGTGGTAGAGCCCGACGGCGACGAGCCCCTAACCGGGGAAGAGGTCAAGAAGCTCCGAGCCATCCTCGCCCAGGCCGCCCCGGCCGGGGCGGCCGACGGCGACGCCGGAAAGGCCGGAGACGGCAAGTCGGCCGGAGAGGTAGACAAGAAGCCGGACGACGCCGGGAAGGCCGCGGACTCCGCT